ATCTTCAACCGGGCTCTACCCTCTGTCACCGATGGACTTAAGTCCGCTCAACGCCGAATTATCCTCGGCCTTAAAGATCTCAATCTTCGTCCTGATGGCCAATACAAGAAAGTATCGAGGCTCGAGGGCCATGTCCTCGGCTCGTACCACCCGCAAGGCGGCTGCGCTGGTACGGCTATTAATATGGGTCAATCTGATTCTTTTCGGTATCTTCTTACTGACATCCATGGCAACGTTGGAGGTAGTATTCAATCCGGGCCGAGCGTCGGTCAATCCATTTCTGAAGACGCTCCGGCAGCTGCAAGATACCTTGAGGTGAAGACTAGCGCCCTCACCCAACGACTCTATATCACCGAGATAGATAAGTATAGTTGCCAATGGCGAGATAACTATGACGGCTCGACGAAAGAAGTCATTGAGATTGTCCCTGTTATTCCGGCCCTTCTTATCAATGGGGCGCAGGGTATCGCGGCAGGTTACGCCTGCCATCATGTCCCTTATAACCTTTCCGAGGTGATCAAGGGCACTATTGAATATATTAAAAATCCACGCATTACTCCTAAGCGTCTGTTCTCCTTTATCAAAGGTCCTGATCTACCCAATGGTGCTCGGATTTTAAACGATGAGGCGGTGTTTAATGCTTTTGAAAAGGGCAGCGGATCTCTCAAGACTTATGGTACTTGGGAGGTAAAAAAAGTCCAACACGGAAAACGGTCTACTCGAGATGCTATTATTATTACCTCTTTGGCTAGCGGGAGCTCAGAACGCTTCCTTGAAAAACTCAAGGACTCAGTCGAATCAGAAAAAATCGTGGGTGTCATCGATGCCCAAGACCACTCATCCCGTGACGGTATTGAAATCCAAGTCATCCTAAAGACCGGAGTAGAAGCAAATACCGTAATCTCCCAACTTCTTGCCTTTACAAACCTGGCAGATAGCATTGGCGTTAATGCCACGGCCATCTCTAGTGGCCTCCCTACCATCTTCGGGGTGAAGGATATCATTGCCGAGTGGTACGGGGCACGATGCGAAGCCCTAAAGTCTAGGTATGTGGCTGAGTGCGACAAACTTTCTTCCCGAGTCCACATCCTTGATGGCCTTTTAACCATCTTGGCGGATATCGATGAGGTAATTAAACTCATTAGGGGTTCGAAGACCAAGGAGATCGCGGCCGGGAAGCTTAAAAAGCGCTGGAAGTTGAGCGATATCCAGGTCCAGGCGGTCCTCTCCATGCCTCTCAGCCGATTGGTGGGGGTAGAGCGCCTTGAACTGGAGAGCGAGAAGGCCGATCTTGAGGCAAAAATTGCCAATCTGACCGAGATCGTGACAAATTCAGCCAAAATGGATGGGCATATCATCTCCCAGATCAGCGATTTCAAAGAATTTGCTGATAAACGCCGGAGTATGTTGGTTGAAAAGCAAGAAATTGGTATTGAGAAAGCCAAAATCACCACTCAATCTGGCACGCGTAGGGTGAAGATGCCGAGTCCGAAGGATCGGATCAAAGAAGAGGGGAAAAGGATCGGTATGAAGAGGTCTGAGTTGAGTAAATTCTTCACTCAAGTGGCCGGAAAGACCAACATCAAGGCAGAATGGGACCAATTTAAAGAAGATTGGAATCACTCCCAACAACTTTTAACCCGTAAAGGGCGCGCAGAGCGCAAAATCCTACTCGATAAGATGAAAGAATCGGCTACTAAGAAGGGAATGCCATCTAGGGGTAAGCATTCTTGGACTTCTTTCATGAAAGAGAGGGAAGATGCTAAGATTAAGAGCATTGAGAATGACCTCAAGGAATGGATGAAGAACATTCCTAAGCCTAGCAAATAAAAAGTAACTGGTTAAGGTATAAGTGTTAATAGCTTATACCTTTTTTTTTATTATGTCTAATGCCCCGAAACTACCAAAAGTAGCAATTCTCCTTCTCCGAGGCCTTGAGGGGTGCGGAGTTAGTAACTATTCCCGCCATATGAAGGGGTATTATGATTCCGTTGGTGGAGTATGTGATATTTTTGCGCTACAAACCAAAGTTGGTAGGTCTGATACCTCCTCCGATATGGATGTTAAGTTTTTTAAGTACGAAGATAAGCAAGAAGTTGTTGATAAAGTCAATTCTGGGTACGATGTGATTCTTATTTTCTCTGTCCCAGACACATCAGAACCCGATACGGTTACAAATGGGTATGTTTCTGAGATTATTGAAAAAATCGACCGTAAAAAAGTAATGGTGAATCATGATCACCACGCTCATACATTTAAAAGAAACGCAGATTTTAAAAACGCGATCGAATCGTGCGATAAAGTCATGGCGCACTCACTAAATAAAACAAACTCGGGGTTTATTGAGTGGATGGAGAAGCAAAATGCAATTATTCCTCCGATGGAGAAGATTGATATCTTTTTCCATGTCCCATTCATCCAGCATTTGATCAATCTTGAGAAGGATACCCGCAAAAAACGGGTCATCCATGCCAGTAGAGCAGTCGCATGGAAACGTGGATCACTGATCCTCAATCTGCAAAAACTCCTCGCGGATAAAGGGTTTATCGCTGAGATGATCGGCTTTGAGCGTTCGATCGCCGGTTATACTCAACTTAAAAACTATGAAGGAGTGCTTGATTGGTTCAAATCCACTGACTTTATCAAGCCTATCAAAGGTCCTTCTCCATTCTCCAACTCAAAAATAAATAGTCAACTTATGGATTGGCTCGATGAAGTCGGCCAAGATCCTCAATTTATGTACGTAATTGGTTCTTATGACTATCATCGTGGCCTGAAGAGAATTGCCGAGTCAGCTTTTGCTACTCAACCAAGAACTTTTGAGCATAATAAACTCTGCTATGGAAACACATTTATCGAATACCAGGGTATCGAAGCTGCTCTACTCTCAGTTCCTATCTACCACCGCCATTTCTTAGATAATGTCACTATACCTAATACAAACACCCTACTGAGTCAGACTGACACGTTTATCTCTATTGATGATGATGGTAGAGCTCTAGCCAAGGGTGGTCCTCAAGTGCTTGAGCCAGAAAAGTTTGTAGATATGCTCGAAGAAATTTGGGAAGATGACAACAAGTATACCGAATATCGCAAGAAGTCTTCTGATTTTATGATGAAGTATTTTTCATCAGCGAGCATTGTCCCTAATCTCATGGAGAAAATTATGTCATGACAAAAGTCCTAGTAGTAGGGGCCGGGTTCTCCGGCTCTGTGGTAGCTCGTGAGTTGGCTAGTTTTGGTTGTAAAGTACATATAATCGACGAGAGGGAGCATATTGCTGGGAACTGCCACACTGAGCGAGATGAAAAGACCAATATCATGGTCCATACTTACGGACCCCATATCTTCAATACAAATATCCCCAGGGTATGGGAATATGTAAATAAGTACGGGGAGTGGGTACCTTATGTCAATAGAGTAAAAGCCTCTATAGACTCTGGAGTTTACTCCCTACCAATCAACCTCCATACAATCAATCAGTTCTTCCAGACAAATTTTAATCCAGCGGAAGCTAAAAAATATATCCAAAAGTTAGCTAGCAAAGACTACCCTCAACCAACTAACTTTGAAGAACAGGCTCTTAGCATGATCGGTAAAGGTCTCTATGAAGCCTTCTTCAAGGGATATACTGAGAAGCAATGGGGATGTAACCCTACGTCTCTCCCAGCTTCGATCCTCAAGCGACTCCCTGTGAGGTTTAATTATGACGATAATTATTACAACTCAAAGTGGCAAGCAATTCCAAAGCATGGATATACCCAAATAGTTCAAAATATCATCTCCCATGAGAACATAACTCTTGAGCTGGGGAGGTCTTGGGATATTTCTGATAATGATAACTATGACTTGGTGATTTATACCGGACCTATCGACAAATACTTCGACTACTCCCACGGACAACTGGGCTATAGAACTGTATTCTGGGAGAAAGAATATGGCAGAGGAGACCTTCAAGGAAACGCAGTTATAAACTACCCATCTACCTACCAACTTTTCACCCGCGTACATGAGCATAAACATTTCACCCCTTGGGAATCTCATGATCAGTCAGTGATATTCACAGAGTTTAGTAAGGAAACAGAGCAAGGCGACATCCCCTATTACCCAAAGAGACTTTCAGATGATCTAGAGATTCTTTCTAAGTACCAAGAAGAGATTGCTAAGCAGACTAAAGTTAAGTTTGTTGGTAGGTTGGCTACTTATCGCTATTTGAATATGGATGCAATAATCTCCGAGGCGCTTGATCTCTCCGATACCATCAAGGCCAGTTTAAAGATAGATACTATGTCTTGATTTCCTGACATAGATGGGTTATAATGATCCCATCGGAAGGTCAATTCCCTCCGAATATTTAACTTGAACATCGAAATTTTAATACTATGACAGCTTCTTCAATTGCCCAACAGCGTGTTGGCAATCAGTGGGAACAGTTCTGCGAGTGGGTAACATCCACCAATAACCGTCTCTATGTCGGTTGGTTTGGTACTCTGATGATCCCTACCCTCCTTGCTGCAACTGTTTGCTTTATTGTTGCCTTTGTTGCTGCGCCTCCGGTAGATATTGACGGCATCCGTGAGCCCGTTGCTGGTTCGCTAATGTATGGCAATAACATCATCTCTGGTGCTGTTGTCCCTAGTTCGAATGCAATCGGACTTCACTTCTACCCTATTTGGGAAGCTGCTTCGCTAGACGAATGGCTTTACAATGGCGGTCCCTATCAACTGGTGGTTTTCCACTTCCTCATTGGCGTATTTAGCTACATGGGTCGGGAATGGGAACTTTCTTACCGACTTGGTATGCGTCCTTGGATTTGTGTTGCCTACAGCGCACCCGTGGCTGCTGCTACTGCAGTGTTCCTCGTATATCCATTTGGACAAGGTTCCTTCTCTGATGGAATGCCTCTTGGCATTTCAGGTACATTTAACTACATGCTTGTTTTCCAGGCGGAGCATAATATCCTCATGCACCCCTTCCATATGCTTGGGGTGGCTGGTGTATTTGGTGGTTCTCTTTTCTCTGCTATGCATGGATCTTTGGTCACTAGTTCGCTCGTTCGTGAAACCACAGAAGTAGAGAGTCAAAACTATGGATACAAATTCGGACAAGAAGAAGAGACCTATAACATCGTCGCAGCCCATGGCTACTTCGGACGTCTCATCTTCCAATACGCATCCTTCAACAACTCTCGCAGTCTTCATTTCTTCCTGGCTGCTTGGCCTGTTGTTGGTATTTGGTTCGCTGCTCTGGGAGTTAGCACGATGGCCTTCAACTTGAATGGTTTTAACTTTAACCAATCATTGCTTGATAACAATGGTCGCGTAATTAACACCTGGGCAGATATCCTCAACCGCGCTGGTCTTGGTTTTGAGGTGATGCACGAGCGTAATGCTCACAACTTCCCTCTCGATCTTGCTGCTGCCGATATGACCCCTGTGGCTCTCAAGGCCCCGGCTATTGGTTGACATTACTCAGAAGATCTGATATTATTGTCCTAGAGACTCGGGATTATTCCCCTGTCCCTAGGACCTTTTTTTTTATTTAATATGTGGCTATTCACCCCTAAAGGATTTATTTCTGTTGTTGCAGATAAAAGCAATGTGAAAGGAGACGGATTGCTTGTCCGAGCAAGAAACAAATCCCATCTAGATGAGATTCGTGAATATCTCTCCTGCGATCCGTTTGAAGTCCAGGTTAGTGACTATGCCTGGAGAGCATGGACCACTCGATTGAATATTTCTATGTTTGTTATGTCCCATATTGCCTCGATGGATTATACAAACTTTAAAAACGAGATTCATGACCATGAGTATCATGATGCTTGCCTAGGAGTCTGGGAAGAAATGTGGAAATATCAACATAAACTCTGATAAATCGATTAAGTTATCTAATATAGGAGATTATCTATG